CTCTTTCCCTACACGACGCTCTTCCGATCTTTGTTTTCGCCTGTCATAGGTATGCGCAGGTCGAGAACGTCTTTGTCTGTTGCGAGTCGCCACCGGCACTCTGTCAATTCATTCATCTGTTCGTCGATGAATTTTTCGCTTACCTCCACCTTCAGCGCATGGATGAATGGGAAGATCTTGATGATGGCGTAACGCCCGGTTAGATTTTGGCTTATAACCTGTCTCATTTAATTTTCTTTTTTAATTTTTGGGTGAGTTGTCTAATACACCATGCACGGCATGAATTGCGCAGACCGTGCTGTTTATCGTAGAGAGCGGCCGCATCATCGAGATACTTGATAATGCGCTGCAGGTCGGTCTTACATAGGTCAGCCATCGTCGTCCGGATTGAGGAAGAGTGACGTAAGCTGGTCGAAGTACATTTCATCCTGTGGAATGTCGTCGTCGGTAGCCATTATCTGGTTGGCGATGGACTTCTTCTTGTGGATGATGGCATAGAGGGTTCGGTCGATGGTTCCACGGCCAAGGAGGTAGTAGCACGTCACGTTGTCCTTTTGTCCTATACGGTGTGCGCGGTCTTCGCATTGACAGCAGTCGGCATAAGTCCATGGGAACTCAACGAAAGCCACGTTTGACGATGCCGTGAGTGTGAGACCCACGCCAGCTGCCTTTATGGAGCAGACAATTAGCTGTGCTTTCCCGGACTGGAACGCATCGACGGCAGCTTGTTTCATCATCATGGAGTCGCGCCCGGTAACAGATACAGCCTTTGGAAACGCCTTTTTTATCTCGTCCACAATCTCATGCAGAGAGCAGAAGAGAATGAGTGGCTTTCCGTTGGCGAGGAATGTGCGCGTGAAGTCGATGGCTTGTTTCACCTTGCCTTTGGCGGAGAGCGAGCGCAGCGTCATGAACTTGACAAGAGCCTCCATGCGCATCTTGCGTCGTATGTCGATGTCGTCGCACTCGGTATATGTGCGCAGGTATTCTGCAAGGTCGGCTTCTGCAAGCATGTACTCGTCGCGGTTGCTGATGTCAACGATAAGGTCGGTGCGCGTCTTGTCTGGTAGTTGGGTGAGTACTTTGGCCTTTTCGCGACGGATCATGCAGCGTGCATAGAGTTCTGCAGAGAGCCGGTCGAGGTTGCGCGGTGCGTCGTCTTCGTCTTTACCTCGTCTCTCCTTGCTTATCTCGCCACCGCCATACTCGGCAAGGAACTTGGCGCGTCCGCCAAACTCAGACAAGCGTCCCATTATGGAGAGCTGCGCTATGAGGTCGGCAGGACGATTGACAACTGGCGTACCAGACAGCAAAATGCGATACTCCTTGCCTTCAGCAATGCCACGCGCGAAGATGGTCTGCTGTGCTGATGGGTCTTTCACGCGGTGGCTCTCGTCAATTATGATAGAGCGAAACAGTTTGATGTCGGGCGTAAAAACCACATCTTTCAGCCGGAACCCACCACGTGAGCCTCCCTTGATGTCCCACACGAAGTATTTGCGCAGAGACTCGTAGTTGACGACCGCCACCTGCTGCATGCCCATCCGGAGAAGATAAGGCCATGTGGTAAGCACGGAATTGTCGAGCACAAGGGCTTTCTTGTTGGTGAATTTCTCGAACTCGCGCTGCCAGTTGATTTTGAGCGAGGACGGACAGACCACAAGGCAAGGGTAAGCATTGGCACAGTCAACGACACCGATGCTTTGCAGCGTCTTTCCCAAGCCCGGCTCATCGCCGATTAAAAATCGGTGCCAGCGCAGCCCGGCAAGTATGCCCTCCTTCTGATAGTCGTAAGGCTCGACGCGAAGGTTATGTTTCAGAGTTTCAGCCATAAGCATTGATTGTGTGTTTTGAAATCGTTATGTCGTAGCCATGTATGTATGCTTGCTTGCGCAAGTCGGCGCATGAGAGCATGCAATGGCGAGCTTCCTTTGAGCGAGCGGCCATGCTTGAAGAAGAACGTACCCCCCCCCCAACCATGCCACCGCATGTATATCCGTAAGAGCCAGAGAACACAGCGAACGGACACATACGTCTGAGGCGTTTGAGCAGCTGGATTTGTGCTGTCTGTGATAATTTCTTTTTCATACTTTGTCTGTTACATAAGGTTGAAAGCCCAATATTGGAAGGCAAGTTCTTCGTACTTCTCGCGTCCGCGATTGTAGATGTCGTCGCCACGGTTGATGAACTTTTTGAAAATGTTGCAGTTCTTTTTGCTGATTGCGTAGATGAAGTCGCGGTCGGAATGGGCGATGTCCATGTACCACGCCCGGCTACGGTCCCAGTCGAAGAAATCTACAGCGTTGTCGAACTCCGCTTGTGTTGAGGCGAATGTTGTTTTCAGATCGCCGCCGAAGTTAGCCATTGGCAACCACCAGTCCCATTTGCAGCGTGTGTCCAGATGGAAGGTAAATCCCCCATTGTTGAACTCCTGCTGCTTGTTGACCATGAAGCGTTGTGTATCGGCATGTTCGAGAACCTTAGCGAGAAATGGGTCTCGTCGTGCTTCTGCACGCAGTGCACGCTGCATTTCGCGAGCGTGGAGGAACTCCTCCTCAGAACATTGTTCGCCGTTGATGGTCATGTGCAGGAAGTCAACACGCGAGGGTTCGGTGATGATGGCATCGACGATAGACCCGAAGCGGAAAGCAGCCTCCTTGTCACCGAACTGCATGTGAGGGTGCAGCAGGTTCTTCAGTTCGGTGAGGTCAGAATTGCTGACCTCACTTCTCTGATAGTATTCGTCCGGGTTGTTAATCTTCGTCATAATCGTCGTAATCAGGTTCATATTCAACTTCGCCCTCACCGTCGCACACCTCGCAGGTTTCCTTTTCGCCCTTGATGATGTGTTCGCCCTTGGCTTCGGCTTCTTCCTCGGTTTCTGGTAGCTGGTCGTATTCCTCTTCGGTACATTCCGCTTCGCGGTCGGCCACAAAGTCGTAGGCGTAGTAGTGATAGCCAGTACCGTCACAAGCCGTACACTCAATCATTGTTGGTTCACGTTCATTCCATGGGGCGCGAGGGTCATACTCCGCGCCAGCAGGATAATAACCACTTTCGTACATAACTGTTTATTTAGCTTTTACTTCCTCATCATAGGAAACTGATGTTGAACTGATGAACTCGGGGTGGTCCTTGTCGTTAGCCACCTTTTCGCAGAACGTGATCTGCTTCTTGAATATCTTGGCGAGGTCTTCGACCGACATAAACTGTCCCTCCTTAGACCACCACATAGATACGGCAGCGAGAACGCCCTGTGCGTCGTAGAAGTGTATGCGCTTCTTGACAGAGGTCTTAGGTTGATAGCCAGCCGGGGACACAACCGCTTGCTGACCGAACAGGTTGCCAATCTCGGAAGCCTCTGCTTGCATCTTCTTCTTGGCTGCTTCCTCTTCCTCTTTGCGCTTGCGCTCTGCCTCGATACGTGCGGCTTCGGCTTGCTCACGTGCTTTCAGTTCAGCAGCCATGCGTGCCTTCTCTTCCTCGTTAGCTTTCTGCATACGTTCCAGTTCTGCTTTCTTTGATGGCAGCATGTCGATGATAGAGTCACGATATTCGGCTACCTCGAACTGAAATTGCTCTCGGAACTGTTGCATTAGCTTGGCAAGGATGGAAGAACGAATGCCCGGCAGTTGGTCTCTCATGTCGGCAATTTCAGTCGGGATAAGGACTGTAGAGTTCAGCGTGTTTCCATAGTCAGCCGGAAGAGTGACGGGATATTCACGGATGGTCTTGCACTGTGCTTCGTAGTTTTCGAGGGTCAGACCGCTGTTGAGCTTTGTCAGCTCGTTTGTGGCATTGGTCGTATATACATTGAACTGACGCTTGAAGTCGTCCTCCACGTCCTGCTTGTAGCGGCTGAGAGCCTGTTCGCGCTGCTGACGGATAACCTCTTCACGGCGGCGGCGTTCTTCCTCTTCACGCTTTCGTGCTGCATAGGCATTGCGTTCCTGCTGAATTTGATAAGGGATAGAGCCGGTCTTGTTAGGATCGACAGAATTTTCCATGCCGGTGAACTCGGAACGTATCTGGTCGAATATCTTGGTGATGGCAGAACGGTTGGTGTTCATCTTCTTCACCGTGTTACGAGCCTTGTTTATGTAGTTGGCGCACTGCATATCCAGTTCATCGTTCATGCCGTTGGCCTTGATTTGTGCAAGGAGTTTCTGGCCATACTCGGTACAACGCTCGGACGAGGTTGTGTTGTCCTTATAAATCTGTGGCGCGGATTGCGCTATCATCTGTACGTTTTCCTTGCGTACGATGGTGAGGTCTGTTGTCTGTTCACTCATTGTTGTAAGTATTATAGGGTTAGAATGTGTCGTCGTCGTTGTTGGCGGCAGGGTCAACGGTTACTCCTGCAGACGTGTCGGTCTGAGGTGTGAAGTCTTGCTTCTCTTGGATAATCTCGCCAGTGGTGGTGTCAACCTTCTCGCCATCACCGGTAACGCCGTAGATGTCGTCAGTGATTTCTGTCTCGTCAACCTGCTGTGACTCCAACTGCGTAGCACGACCGACACGTGCCTTCGGATAGGTCTTGAAGGCGTGCTTGATGCACTTGGCAACGAGGAAGCCGGGGTCAATCTGTCCTCCTTGTGCAACGTAGAGCGCATTGGGTTTGCCGTTCTCCCATGTCTTGGTCTGATAATTGTACTTGCCGTTCTGACGAGCGGAGTAGTTGGAGAGTCGTGTCCAGTCTTCAGGCAGCATGACAGCATAGTCGATAGAACCATCGGCGCGAGTGATCTTCATGAAGCAAGCAACGATACGACCGGTGGTGTGGGGAAGACGACATGTGTAGTTGACGAATTTTTGTCCGTCGCGTTCGCCATACTCGAAGCTGTCCTCTTCGTACACGATAACCGGGTTGTCGGCGTGGCGTATCTGGCCGCAGCGTGCACGAAGCACCAGCTCGCCATATCCGGACACGGTGAGCATGCAGTGTGTCTCGTACTTGTTTTTCTTCTGTCCGTTGTCATAGTAGCTGTCAACGGCGACGGAGCGAGCGAGGAGGTAGGCTTGCGCCTTGGTGCCGGGGTCGAGGGTGAGTCCGGAAATTGCCACGTCTAGGAAAGCTGTGAAGAGCGAGAACTTTGTGCACGTCTTGCGCACGTCCTCTTTCTCAGAAAGCAGACGGTTGAAGTTGCGTGACTCGCGCTCGTAGGCTGCTTCGCCTGATGTTCCGGTTGATGGTGTCCACATTGCCTCGTAGATCTGGATGAACTTGTCGCGTACATTGTCGTTGCGAACAATCGCAGTAGGTTCCATTGCGTTGATTTGCTCAACTGTAAGTCCTATCTTACTCATAGTGTTAAAAATTAAAAGATGAATATTATTTGTTTGTCTGTGAGCCGCAGGTGGGAGTCGAACCGCACTAATGCACTCCGTGAGCATATTTGAGCCTTGTACTTCGGCTGTAACACGCCTTCTGTGGTTCCCGTTGCGCCGGGATGCCCTTTCCGATTAAGCATTCTATCTGCGGCAGTTGAGGCTACTTTTCAAGGTAGTCTTGTTGTATCCTCTGCAATAGCCGCAGGTCGGCTGTACGGTATTCGACTTTGCCCGGACGCTTGTAGGCAAGGACTTTGCCCTGCTTGCGCCACCGCTCCACATTGCCACGACCGAACATCTGAAAAGCTTTGTTCTGGCTGATGAACTCGGGGTCGTTGGCATCCTGCTTAATCATGTGGACCACCTTTGCGGCCACATCATTGAGGAAGGTGGAGTAGCGTACGCACTTGTCGGGGAAGTTGAGGAAGTCCATTATAGTTCGCCCTCCTGTCGGCTCATTGGGTTTGGGGTCTCGTCGGCTTCATCGCACAGCTTGTCGAAGAACTGAAGCAACCAGTCATGCTTGCGCCACTTGTTGAAGAGAAAGATGGTGAGAGCAAGCAGCAGGAAACCGAGGCCCTTGTCGAGGATAAGGTGGAAGAGGTACGCGAAGAAACTGTTGTCTTGCTCCTCTCCGAAAAGGAAGAGTGTTCCTACGCATCCGATGATAAGTAGGATGCAAACGCGGATGATAGAATATGCTTTATTCATTTTTTGTTGTTATTAGTGGTTGCACATGGTGGTGTCTTTGCGTACTCAACGTAACGGTTGAGGAACATGCAGAAACAGCCGTTGAGAGCATTGAAGGACTGTTTGCAGGAGGTGCAGAACTTATTAGACATTAGTTGTAGAGGTTTATGCCCAACTTGTTGAACGCCTCTTCTTCTGCAACGGATCCGCGCCAAGCGTCGAGATAATCGTTGATGGCTTTCTCGTTGTTGGCATCGGCCTTTTCGTTGTAGCCGAAGTCCTTGCAGAAGGCTGACCAGCTAATACGGTCGAGTTCTTCGTTAGACAATTGGGTTGAGGTGTTGCAGCTGATGAGGCTTGCAACAAGGAGTGCTGATGTGATGATTAACTTTTTCATGATGGAGTGGGTTTAATGTTACGAAATTCGGGTTGCTGTGATTGTGCGTTGCTCGCGGTTCGTCGTGGTGGTAAACTTCTTGTCCCACTGGAGTCCAAAGCTGACGCAAATCGACTTCAAGTAGCTTGAACGGCTAACCGATACTGTCAACTCTTCGCCGACTTCAAGGGCGTTCAACTGGCCCAAGAGCGATTTTTTTCGCTGATTTTTAGATGTTTCTGTCATTATTTCGATATTTATTTATAACTTTATGCTGCAAAGTTAGACAATTGGGTTGATATAACAATACAATTGGGCAACTATTATTTGTAAATTAAGATATTTTAAGAATAGGTTTGCGTATGGAAACGATTAACGACCGAATGGAAATGCTTGTAAATCAAAGATTTAACGGCAATAAAGCAGCCTTTGCAAAGACAATTGGTTTGCCTCCTACAGGATTGTCTAACTATCTGGGGACAAAGAGGCGAAGCAAACCATCTGTAGAAATGGTTACTAAAATTGTCTTGGCGTTAGATGTTGATGCAAGATGGCTGCTCACTGGAGAAGAAACGCCACAACAGCAAGGCGTGAATACCAACATGAACGGCAATGTGACCGACAGCAATGTGGCAATTGGTAGCCACAACTCTGTTGGCAATGTGACAGTTGGTGCTGATGTTGTTTTGTCTGAGCGAGTAAAGAGTCTTGAGGCTCTGCTTGCAGAAAAAGAGAGACTGATTAAGGTTTACGAGAAGATGGTGGAGGGCAAGGTATGAAGAAAGCTTTGGCTCTTGCATTGTTCGCTATTGCGCTCGTTTCATGTAGAGATAATTGTGCCAGAAAGCAAGGAGATTATGCAGTCGGAAAATATCTCTATATGGACTCTCAGCATAGATTACATATCAATAAAGACTGCTGGCGGATTGGTGATGTCGTGCAATTTTTAGATACGGCAAGTGTATATGCCAAAGACGAATTTCAATATTGCAAAGACTGTTTTACTGATACAACATACGAACATGTACAGGCTATATTGCATAATGACATGGACAGAAAGTGGTTGTATGAAAAATTAAAAGAAACTTATAATGATATGCCCACATATCAAGTGTATATCAATAAGCTTCATGATCCCCAAAAGGTAAAATTGGTTTATGAAGCTGCGTGTAACGAAGGGTGGAATGTAGGAACATACGAAGATTTTTCAAAGACAATAGGTTTTGAAAACAAATAAAATGGATAAAGATTTGAAGAAGCTGAAGATATTGATGAATGCCATCAATGAAGTTGAAGAAGAAAACCAAGAGGAGGAATTCGATGAGGCTTCAGACTTCTATGCAGAACTGAAAGAGGCTGCATGGAATATCCTGCATGAAAACCCCGGTACAGATTTCGGGGATTGGCAGATGATGCTCATCGAGCAGTACCCGAAGGAAGTAGTGGACGCATTGGGCACCAACCCTCCTGAAGTCTTTGCGGAACTTTCCGACTGGTGGGATTGCATGGACTACGACGACGGAGTGCTGGAGATACCGCACACGTTCCGGGAATGGGCAGAGTATTTCGCCACCGAACGTTCCGTGGAACTATACGACCTACTTGTTGAAGCGAAGCGCAAATAAGGCGTTTTAAGCGTCTGTTTTCGTTAAGACGATAAAACCCTCATTCGAGCACATAAAGTTCGTCAGAGGGGCAAAATAACGGCTCAGGACGGCATTGTGATGCCGGAGTCAGAGTCGCACAAACAAATGAATTTAGCACGATAAGATTAGTTAATTCACCTCTTTTGATAGAGACGCTTACAAATTCTTCAAAAGTCCCTCATAATGAGAGGGTGAAATCAGCGGCTCAGGCTGCAGTAGAGGAATAATAGCAAATATTTGACTCTCAATAAATTAAGTGGAAAGTCCTTGTAACAGAGGACTTTCCACTTAATTCGTTTTTAGCGCATGTATCACTGAAATGCCACAAATGATGATAGATGTTTTACATATGTTTTACAATTTCCAAGGACATGTTTTACACATGTTTTACAACTTTCAGAATGATTCTAAGAACAATTTAAGCATAAAAGTAAACTGAGTTCTGTTCAAAAAAAACGGTGAGCTGGGCAAAAAGGTATTTGTCTTGGAACATAACAGTCATTTGATTTTGACTGCTATGTTACGAAATCAAATCCGTTTCATTCTAAAATACCACCTAATAGACTGTATTTCAATTAATTTAAAGAGCGATTAGTTCACTTTAACGGGACAGTAGTGAAGAGATATGCAAGAAGGTGCCCGTCTAAAGCTTTACTATGCCAATCGTAACTTTTAGCACAATCCCTACAATGGTAGATTGTTTCAGTTGCGATTGGCTTTATTTGTTTTCTTTGGGGTCTGAGCGTATAATCAAAAATATAGTTATGATTGTCGTCTAAATCCCCTTGATACTTCTCTTTGCAGAAGGTGCTTGCTCAACCATTGTATATAACTTATAGTTGTTGTCAACGAAGACAGTTATGAGGATTTAAAGTTGTAGAGTGTTAAAAAATAGCTTATTGCGTCATTTTTAAGCAAACGGTTTTGCTTGCGTCATTTTTACGCAGTATATTTGCAGCATCAAATTAAAAATCTCATTTTATGTACACATACAAATATCCACATCCTGCTGTTACTACAGATTGTGTTATCTTTGGTTTTGATGGCACAAGTATCAACATACTTCTCATAGAACGTGGTATAGAACCATACAAAGGTACATGGGCCCTGCCTGGTGGCTTTCTGAATATGGACGAGACCGTTGAAGAGGGCGCAAAGAGGGAGTTGTATGAAGAAACCAATGTAGAGGATGTCTATTTGGAGCAAATCCATGTGTTCAGTACAGTTGACAGAGACCCTCGTGAGCGTGTGCTCACAGTTGCTTTCTTTGCCCTTGTCAGCAAGGATAAGTTTGAGATAATAGCTGGTGACGATGCTAACAAGGCACAGTGGTATGAATGGAATAATCTGCCTCCTCTCGCATTCGACCATGCTGAAATCATAAGAATGGCAAGGGAAAAGCTACAGGAAAAACTTCGCATTTCTCCTATAGCCTTCAAACTCTTGGACAAGATATTTAAGATGGATGAACTGCAACGCATCTATGAGCTCATACATGAGAGGAAATACGACAGACGTAATTTTATGCGTAAAATGGAAGCGTCTGGCTTTCTCACGAAAATGGAGATGGAAGATGAACGTTGTTGTTCAACATCTCCATATATAGAAAAAGCCTCTCCTGCAACGAGGTCTCTCTATGTATATTCTTTTAATGAAATAGCATTCAATGAAGCCAAAGCTTCTAAAGAATGGCGCAAATATCCCTTTGATTTTTAATCTTTAAAGACAGTAGAAATGATAACATTATTACGCACATCAGACCTGAGTTTGCCATATTCGGTACGTTCATATATAGACAGTTGTGCATACGAATACACAGAACAAGACGCTTGGTCAAAAATTGCTGATATTGCTTACCGATTAAAGCGAGGGGCACACTTGCTGCCAGATTTCATAGAGGACATAAATCGTCACATGGAAAATCTGGCATATAGTGATTATGAACATACAGCCAAAAGAAGCATAGCCTACTACATAGAATTACTGAGAACAAATAATGAAGAGACAATATCGTATGAAGTTCTCCATGAAAAAATGAGCTTTGCTGCTTTGTTCCAACTGTTTACAGAGGAAATCCTGTATCGTTACTGGGAGCATGAAACATCAGGAGGTAAGGTGGAATGTTATTTCGACGAGGTGCATTATGACTACAATGAAATAGCTTCTCGTTATACAGGAGCTAATGCCACACGAGATTTTGTCAAGTACATATCTACATCAAAGGAAACTCTTCGCAATATTGAAGTGAGTGAAAGTAGCATCAAGCTAAAGAATGGATGGAGTATGCTTGCTGACAAGATGAATGGTTGTCCTATCTGGTCGGATAAAGAGGAAGATGAACTTATCTATCCTGGTGATACAACCTTTATTCGTGCTTTTAATAATAATGTTGAATCAGATTATAGGTTTGTTGTAGGAGTTCCACCTATGCCCTTTTCTGGCAACTTACTCAAATCAAAAATTGTGATACTGACTCTCAACCCTGGTTATGTCGAGACAGTAAACAAGGATTTGTGCTTGAAGATGTCAGATACTCAAAAGGGACAATTACTTAGTCTAATGAGAGATGCGCTTAAGCTATATGGTGATGCCATTTATGACGAGCATGAATGTTC